CTGGCTTTCGTGGGGCAGGTCTATCGGTACGCTTGGTACCTCCAAAGGTGTCAGAGAACAGCTTAATCAGCGGATACTTATTCATGGTTTGACTCTTTATCTGAAGGTAGAAACAAAACAGGGACACCCGAAGGCATCCCTGTTTCAGTGCATTGGCGACGATTAGCCGAGGTCGAGTTCATCCCCGTTGTTACCGTCTGCACGCTGGAAGTCGATGATCAGGCGCTCTTTCAATGAGGCCAGACCTTCTTCACCAGCGTCAGCCAGATAGTCCAGAAGCTGTTTCTCCACTGGTTTGCTGAGCTTGAGACCAATGGATCCCAACTTACGCCGACCACCCTGACGGGTAGGAATGTACAAGTTGATAAAGGCGTCGGACTTCCACTGATCGTTCTGGGCATTCACCGGACGGTCGAAGGAACGAACATTGTTTATAGAGGCAGGGGTTTGAAAAGCCATGGTAATTCTCCAATTTCAGTTGATTATGCCCGTGATTGGGCTAAGACCGTTCCACACGCGAAGCGTTGCCGTATTACCGGGTAAGGACACCAGTAACAGGCTCATCGCAGGAGGGACAAAGGCACTCGGATGTAAGGTAACTGTCTGCTTGGTTCAGGGAGTCTTCCCAACTACAGCTACAGACAGGACAGATATACAGGATGGTTAGCATTGGCTATCTCCGTGTTGTGATCCCGTAACACACACGAAGTGAAAGAGGTATGCGGCCGATTGCCGCAGTAGAACAGGGATTATACATGCTGGATTAAAGTGTGAACTACGTCACAAAAGTCATAGCCTGTTAAATGCTCCCAAGTGGTTGTGTAGCCAAGAAAAGAAAAGACACCCGAAGGTGTCAGTGTTTGTGGTGGGACTTGTAATCGTCCCATACGGCCCATGCTGCGAGTAGCGAGACGCCACTCAACAGCACATAGAAGTCCATCTCAGTCATGGAAATGGCCTCCACGCTTGAAGCCGTACTCAATGGCGTAGGCCAAGTCGTCGTCCTCATGGCACAGACGGAACTCGTCCAGCTCTTGACGATCAAGATTATCAATGTGCAGCACTGCTCCACTATCGTCGAATACAGTGATGTGGTAACGGGCATCAATCGGCATTTGTAAGCTCATAGCGTCACTCTCCCAAGTGTGAATACTGGCACGCGCCAGCCATCACACACGCGAAGCGTAAAACGACTTAATATAGAAGTAGGGAACTACTACCCAACAAGACTATTGAGTAGTAGTGAATTGATAGAGTTAATCTATCGTCAATGTATGGCCATGCTTCGCATGACCTACTCAGCCTATCGGCTTCATATCGGATCAGAGGTGAGGGAAGATAAGCTATCGGTTGAAGAGGTTGATGATGTTATCACCTCCAAAGTTAGTGAGTTCAACTGGAGTTCTCTCACTATTCCCCTCTACCTTTTCACACTGTTCTTCATTGGCACAGGTTGAGTAGAACTGTTTCATCAGTGGATGTGAGTAGAGGTTCACTCCGATCACAGGTACAAGTCTCATTGGTACGCTCATAGGTTTCTCCTAAGTAATAAGCATCAGCCCATACACGGAGTGTATCTGTCACACAGTAGAGTCACAGTAGAATGTATGTCCCCTTTCAGGGTTAAACTATCTATCTCCTGTTGTGTAGTTGTGTAGTGCAGTGTTGTGTAGGAATAAGCTAGGACACCCGAAGGTGCCCTGATGCTTACTCGGTGGTGTCAGTGGCCTGACGTGCGAGACGACGTGCTGCTGCTGCGTCATCTGCGTAGTCGCGTGCTGCCTCCTCGGCTGAACGACTGAGGTGATCGAGTGCTTGTGCTCCGCGCTCTACGGCGGAGAAGAGTGCTGATACTGCTGCCCAGATTTGTGCAAGTGCTGCGAACATGAGTAATACTCCGATGATTGATGGATGATCCGTACCACACCCGAAGGGGTAGTGTGTGTAGTCAGGTGCTAGGAAGGTATGGGGGGGGTACTTTGTTTTAGAGTCCCGCACCTGTCAGCACTGCATCCGTACCCAATTTTGATTTTTTCTGAAAAAGTTGCGATCCGTTATTTGCAACATTCTCCTGAATAGTTGAATCAACATTGTTATATGTAGCTCCACATTGAACCGTTATATGCGAGGAGTTATGTCTAATAATGTTGTGTTGACCCGTAATGCCTTTACACCCTGGGGTGCGTTTGGTGAGTTACGTTTCCCGACCGGGGAAGTCTTTTATACTATTGAACGTCCGTGGAGAAGTAATGAGCCATTTGTTTCCTGTATTCCTGATGGTATTTATTACTGGGAGAAGCGGTACTCTCCTGTGGTTGCCCGAACCAGTGGTAATGAGTACCAGGACGGTTGGGAAGTTACCAATGTCCCAGGTCGAGAATATATTATGCTGCATCCCGCTAATTGGATGGACGACCTTGCCGGGTGCATTGGTGTTGGTAAACGCTTTGAAGTCACTCAGAACCGTAAGGGAGAGTGGGTACCATCAGTACTGGACTCTCGCGCCGCGTTCAGGGAAGTAATGACATTACTGGAATACCAAAGTGATTGGGTTTTGGATATCCGTCCTTTTATTATGGAGTACCCGTGATATAGTCCTGGTTCGACCTTGCCATGGTTGACACCTAAGCCCCACTCTCTTATTAAAGAGGTGGGGTTTTCTTTTTCTCTGCAATAACATAATCAGTTCTCTATAGTCAGCCGATATATTAAATGTGTTGAGGATGTTATGGACGCATTAACGGTTGACCAGTTCAGAGATGCTTTACCTGCCAAGGTAAAGAAGTCAGTTAATAAAGAACTCATTGATAAGATGAATGTCACGCTCAGTGATCCTGATATGTATGAAGTGTACCGGGAGAATTTGCTGAGCTATGCCAATGTTATGCAGGACGGTAAGTTTAAGCTGCCCAATTACATTGATGCGGTGAAGTATGTAAGCCAGAAGCTGATGGGTAAAACCAACATGGCGGCGTTCACTGCGACCTTCCCAGATAAGATCCAGGATTGGATGACTCGGGGTGTGCAGCCCAAGGATCAGGCCAGCTATGTGACTGCGTATAACAAGTCCAAGTTGGTGGGCTTGATCATGGAGCAATCCCTGATCCCTTCATGGGTATTGAATCAGGATCTGTATCAGAGGGCCCTTAATACCCAGGCCGATCTGATGTTGACCGCCAAGAGTGAGAAGGTCCGGTCCGATGCTGCGAACTCCTTGTTGACCCATCTGAAGATGCCTGAGACCCAGAAGGTTGAATTGGAGGTGAGCCAGAAAGAGGACAGCTCTATCAATGCCCTGCGAGAGGCCACCATGGCCCTGGCTGCCCAGCAACGTATGCAGTTGCAGTCCGGGCAGATGAATGCCCAAGAGGTGGCGCATAGCAAGCTGACCTTCGATAACCAGACTGGGGAGCCAGTGGATGAGTGATTCCGTAGCAGCGGCACTCGTCGAACACATGGGTGTTGAGGATTACCTCAATGCCATGAACTACGCGCCTGACCCGTCGTATGTGCCCAGCGACTTTGCGTTGGAGTTCGTCACCTTTATCAAGCTGGTGAACGGGGAGGATGGTGAGGAGAACCTTACCCCACTGGTCCATTACCACATGCTGGATACCATTGCTCAGGGTGGCCGTAGGATCGCTAACCTGTGTCACCGGGGCGTGGCCAAGACGACGGTCATGGGTGAGTACCTGTTCCTCTACATCGCGGTGTATGAGTGTCTGCCCGGGTTTGGTCGTATCACACTGGCTCTGTATGTGTCGGACTCCATTGAGAACGGCGTGAAGAACATGCGGAAGAACTTGGAGTTCCGGAGGGATAACTCGGAATTCCTCAAGGAATATCTGCCGGTGGCGAAGTTCACCGATATCCGGTGGGAGTTCCACAACAAGGACGGCAAGATCTTCATCGTCAAAGGCTATGGCGCCAAGACCGGGGTGCGGGGTGCCAAGGAGATGGGTACTCGTCCACAGTTGGCCATCCTGGATGACTTGATCTCGGATGAGGATGCCCGGTCAGCGACGGTGATCGCGGCGGTAGAAGACACCGTGTACAAGGCGGTGGAATACGCTCTGCACCCGAAGAAGAACATGATGATCTGGTCGGGTACCCCGTTTAACGCCAAGGATCCACTGTACAAGGCTGTTGAGTCTGGGGCCTGGGCAGTGAATGTGTTCCCGGTGTGTGAGCAGTTCCCTTGTAGCAAGGAGGACTTCCGGGGCAGTTGGCCGGACCGGTTCCCTTATGAGTATGTGCTGCAGCAGTATGAGAATGCCAAGCTCCTGGGCAAGCTGGATACGTTCAACCAGGAGATGATGCTGCGGATTATGAGTGAGGAGGATCGTCTGATCCAGGACCACGAAATCATGTGGTACTCCATCCGTAATGTGCTCAGCAACAAGAACGTCTTCAACTTCTACATCACCACCGACTTTGCCACCAGTGAGAAAGAGAAGGCCGACTTCTCTGTGATCAGTGTGTGGGCCTACAACAACAACGGGGACTGGTTATGGGTGGACGGTATCTGTAAGCGTCAGCTCATGGACCAGAACATCAATGATCTGTTCCGTCTGGCTCAGGAGTACCGGCCCCAGGGTGTGGGTATCGAGGTGTCCGGACAGCAAGGCGGTTTCATTCCCTGGATTATGAATGAGATGCAGCAGCGGAACGTCTACTTCCCGTTGGTCAGTGAGAACAACAGTGGCAAGCCTAGGCTGCGGCCGAACACACAAAAACTCGAGAGATTCAACATCATGGTTCCGATGTTCAAGCAACGGAAAATGTTCTTCCCGGTTGAGAAGAAGAACAGTCCGGAACTG